GTTGATTCGGTCCCAAGTTCAGTCTCATCAATCTTACTGTCTTTGTCCCATTCAGAGACAATATCTTCAATTTTCATTCTATAAATCCATAGATAAAATAATTACAATTATATCAAACTATGAGATGGTAGTCAATTCATACTTTCTAAAAATGAATTGAACATCCGCGTTTACGTATTCGACTTCTTGTTGTGATAGATCAAAGTCTACTGTGCCTAGACCTACAGGATACAAATCAACAAACTTTACTTCAATGTTTGGCTTGTAAGATGCTGTTGTAATAATTAATGAGCCATCAGAAAATACTTCTCCAATAGAATTAGCATTTCTACTAATTGCGGCTCTTTGATCAAAGTTATCTGGATATCCAAGTCCAATCATCCAATCATAGATTTCGCGAAAGTTTTTAAGATCTTCATCCACTCTAAATCTTATATTCAACGCACCAAACGTCAACTTGTCACCAGGAGTAGGCAATTTAATAAATGTATTAGTAATTGTATCAACTTGTCCTAACGTCATATCTGGTATACTTGCACTAGTGCAGAAATAGTTGACATGCGGCAATTTTTGCACAGAAAATTTAAAGCCCAATGGACTTAGAAAATTCTTGTTATCTGGTAGACTTGCTTGTAGTGACATTTTTATGTACCAAAAAGTGGGGTTTCTTTACATATTTATGCGCATAAAAAAGGGGGCTTTCGCCCCCCAGTGATGTAGCACTTATTATTGTTATTACATCAAGTTGGCTACTTTAACCAATCTGTAGTACTTGTTCTGCTTGGCGAAAGCAATAGCACCGTCAGCCGCTGTAGTAGCGAATGGGTTTGCTACCATGCCATAGCGAGTCTTGAAGCCAATCTTAGGCTGGAAAGTATTCTCGCCAATTGCACGAACCATCTGCAGTGGTACGTATGGGCAATAGAACAGACCCGCATCAAATGCGTTCTGACCTTTGTAGCCCAGTGTGTAGTACTGATTAGTAGTGTCTGCAAAGTATGGATCAATGTAGACTTTGATACGACCGTTAAGAACACCAGCGAATGTGTTACCTGTGTCGTCTACTTGCAGGTTGTTGTTAAGAGCAGGAGTGTAATCAAGAACACCAGTCATCTGAAGTGCAGAAGCAACGTCAGAAGAAGTGATCATGATGTTACCCTTACCGCGACGAGTTGCCTGAGCAATCGCGTTAGCATCACGCTCGATTTGGAACATAAGACCCTTGAACTTCTCAGCCATCCAACGACCGTTTGAGTCGGTGTCAAGATCGAAAGTACCAGTTGTAGTAACGTTCTTCTGAGCACCTGCAGTAGCAGTGTAGTTGATAGTACGTACAACTTCGCGGTTGATTTCAGCAAGAATTTCTGAAGACAGAATATTAGAGAGTTCTTGCTCTGCGTCAAGACCATGAATCGCTTTCAAGTCTTGTGCAAGTTCCATTGTGTACTCAGCTTTCAAAGCACGAGTAACAGCAGTTACAGATACTTTCTCGATTGAGAACGCCATTTCTGGGAACTCATTACCAGTATCTTTACCGAGACCTTCTGCTTGTGCAGTTGTCATGCCAGAAGCAACTGTGTATCCAGAACCTGAAGCACGATCATTAGGATCAGTACCAGTAGGTGCCGCTGAACCGTCGATAGTTGTTGAACCGACCGCCGCTGTGTTACCAGCAGGAACAGTTGAATGTCCAGTATCAGCTTCATTAAACAATGCTTCTGTGCCAGACTGATTAGTATAGCGTGAACGCATTGCAAAGATCAAGCCAGTAGGACCTGTCATTGGTTGTACACCTGCAACGTCATATGCAATCAGATTTGGCATAGAACGACGAACAAGTGAAATAAGAACTGGATCAAAACCAGCTACAGGACCAGTTGCAGTCGCTGAGCCTGAAAAGCCAGCAGGACTAGAGCCTGCCGCCATAGTTGGAGTTTCTCCCAACAAAGTTGGTGATCCAAATCCTTCCATTTGACCCGCTTGCTCGCGAGCCGCAATTTCTTGGTTTTCTAAAAGTTGAGCAACTACCGATCTCTTATGACTGTCCTTGATTGGCTCAAGATCAGCATGTTCGAGAACTGGTTGCCACTTCTTCTGAAGAGTGTCAGTTGACATGTTTTTCTCCTTCGGTTATCTACCTATTAGTTTTATTTATAAATTGTTACTTTTTAATACTTCTTGAGATAGCATCCATGTACTGTCTCATACCTGGATCTACTACAGTCTCTTGATGGTCAGTTTCAAACTCGACTGGCTCATCATCAACTGAGTTATCTACAGAAGAAGTTTCTTCTTCTACTTTGAAGTAACTCTCCTTGATAGTCTCAAGTTTATCTTGATAGTCTTCCGCAGTTTCGAACTCTACTCCTTCTGAAAGAGACTTAAGTTTCTCGACTTGAGATTCTGTTAAGTCATCTGCGACTGATTCAAACACAGAAGTCTTGGCAGATTCTTCAAGTTGCTTACGCAACTCAATGTTTCTTTCCATTTCTTCATTTACAGCATCTTCAAGTTCAACAACTTTCTGTGCTAGTTCGTCAACAAGATCGACTTTTTCTTCTGGGATATCGATGTAGTTTTCAGTGAAGAGATTGCGTAAACCAACCATAAAGTTCTCTACGATCTCTGCACGAATGCCTTGCTCTACAGCAAGTTCGTTTTCCTTCATCCATTCTTCAGCGACATACTCCAGATAATCATCCAGTTTTTCTGTCATTTGTTCAATGATATCTTCTTTTTCAGATTCTAACTCTGCTTCCATGTCAACAGTGACATTTTCTAGAATTTCGTTTACCTTAGAAACAACAGCGGCTTCGAACACTGTAGTTGCTTTAGTTACAAACTCTTCTGAAAGATCTTCGCCACCAAAAATTGCTGTGATATCTTCTGATACATTCAGATCTTCTGCAGTGATTTGTTGAATTTCTTTGATTGAAGTACCTTCAATTTCTTCAAAATCAACATCTTCACCATACATTTTACCCCAAGACGCTTGAATGTCAGCCTTTTTCATTCCTTTCATCTTGTCTACCATAGCATTGATCATACCGACCTTTGTGCCAGGGACTTTGATGTTAGATGAGCCTTGAGCAACGCCCTTCTTAGGATCAACTTTTTTTCCGTCACCACCAGGAGCTTTAGCATTTTTTGCTACAGGATCAGGAATCTCAGAAGGATCGCCCATTGACGCCTTCTTAGCTTCATCAAGATCTTGCTCCTGCTCTTGATCAATTTCTTGATCGAGAACTTCAGTTTCCAAGTTCTCTACTTGTTGTTCAGACATTGGATATCCTCCGTATTTAATTTTATTGTATAGTATTTATAATAATTAGAGTTTCGATAGAAAATCACTAAAGATTCTCAATTTCATTTCTTCTAAATCTTTTTTGGGTGTTGCTTTAACTTCTTCTTCGTAATCAGCAATAGTTGCTTCACGAATTACACCGTTCTCCCAAACCCATTCTTTGCCTTCCATAATGCCATTTACAAATGCATCTGGCGCTGATGGATCAGCAACAATATCTGCCGCTGTTGCAAGATAAAAATCTGATTGTACAACTCCAGTTCCATCTCTCGACGGCTTAACTGTACCCATACCCCTTGACGACACACCTAGTTGCCCGCCATCTTTAATCAAAGACTCTACAATTTTACCATACGGAGTCTCTGTCATAATTTTTGCTTTGCCCATAAAGTTAGAACCATCTCTTTCTAACCTTGTGATCATATGAGAAACACGCTCTAAGTTAATAGTTGGTCCTTGTGGATGACCCAACTCACCATATGCGCGGTTCTTTTGAATATATTGTTGATTATATCTTTGAACTTCTTTATCAAGCACATCAGCGGGATACATACGACCATTGCGATTCTTGATATCTCCTTGCATGAAGACACCTTCAATAAACAGATTCTTTTTACCAGACTCTTCGTCAAGCGTTTCTGTTATGTAATTGACTTCTTCGTTTACTTCGCATATTAGTTTCATATTAGTTCCTACTGGTTATCGTAATATGTTTTTGAGAGTTCTCCACGAACCACTGTTTCACCTGCTTTTCTACACTTAACATAGATCTGCTCTGTTACTCCGTCTGGTCTAGTAAAACTTCTCACACCACTAGCAGTTGTTCCGTTTGCATCTGAATATGTGTCAGCCGCAGTAGCGGCATTATCATATTCCCAAATACTATTAGAACCAGTAACTGCTACCCATGCCATATTACTTGCCCTTAAATGCAACGTCCATTAACTTTATGATAGCCGATGGCGATTTTTCAATCGCTATAGCCATATTCTCTTTATTCTTGTCGTTCAACTTTTTATAAAGTTGTGTCATAGCAGATGCGGTTTGCAAATCAATCAACACACTACTGCCGTTCGCAAACTTAATTTTCTTCGCACCCTTCGACTTTACGATATCTTGGAGTGCGTCTAAGACTTTCCCTCAGAGATATCACCTTCATATTCTTCTTTCTGTACAGTGCCATCAAAGACAAAATTTTGTCCTGGAACTGGAGTGTAATCCGTTTTAGTGACCTGATGCATATTTGCAAATTCTTTCTCGCCAACCGCTTGTGGCTCCAAAGTGTCTTTGTCTTGTTTTGCTTTATTTACAACGTAGTCTTGTGCAATGTTATTTTCAAGAAACGTTTTAAACTTCTGAATCTTCGCCATCGGATTCCCCTTCGTTATTTTCTGGTTCAAAGTCAGCATCGTCTTGCTGTTGAACCTCTACTTCATCTTCTTCGGCTGACATGAACTGAGATGCCACTTCTACTCTTTTTAAGTCTAGATGATCCTTAAGTTTGTTAGCCAACAAATCTCCAATAGCATCTCTAAATTTGCTAGGATCTTGATTGAGCGCAAAATTAACTGCATCTTTAGTTGTGTATTCAGACATATCTTAATCTCCTGTACATATTTATAAAATAATGAAAGTTATGCTTGTTCATCGTCTTCCATGTCTTCATCGGAACCTTCGGCTTCAATTTGCTTATCAATCTCTTCAATTTCTTCTTCGGTCTGATACAAGACATTTTTACGTACCCATTCTTGCGAATAGTATTTTCCAACAA